AATTTAAATGTAACTGGAATATCTACATTATTAAATTTAAATGTAACCGGATTATCTACATTTGTAGGTATTAGTACGTTTAAAAATGATGTTTATGTTGATGGCGATTTATATGTTAGTGACGATTTAAAATTTGACGAATTTACTGCTAGAAATGCAACAGTAACAGGAATTGCTACTATTTCTGGTGGTTTATATTATGGACCATATTATACAAATGGAATGCCTTACTTTAATTCTTCGGGATTAATGGTATCAACGGCAAGTCCTCAGAATGGAATTGATTATACAAACTATATAATGACAACAGACAATGCTGGAGTTCCAGCTTGGTCAAATGCAATAGACGGAGGAACTTATTAAAATGTCTAAACCATCAAGTAGACAGCAACTAATTGACTATTGTTTAAGACGTTTAGGTGCTCCAGTACTAGAAATTAATATAGATGATGATCAGATAGATGATTTAGTGGATGACGCTCTTCAGTATTTTCATGAACGTCATTTTGACGGTGTTGAAAGAATGTATCTAAAATATAAAATCACTGAACAAGACTTAAATAGGGGAAAAGCAGATCCTACAAATGGTGTTGGAATCGTTACCACTACAGGCACAACAACAATTAGTGGTATTGGAACCACATCTTTTAATTTCTATGAAAATTCAAACTTTATTCAAGTTCCCGATAGTGTCATTGGAATAGAAAAGATTTTTAAATTTGATACCAGTTCAATTTCTGCTGGTATGTGGAGTATCAAGTACCAATTATTTCTTAATGACTTGTACTACTTCAACTCTGTTGAACTTTTACAGTATGCTATGGTAAAAACTTACCTTGAAGATATTGATTTTCTGTTGTCTACTGATAAGCAAATTAGATTTAACAAAAGACAAAATAGGTTATATTTAGATATTGATTGGACAGCAAAATCAAAAGATACTTTTATTATTATCGATTGCTACAGAATTTTAGATCCAAATGATTTTACCAAAGTATATAATGATAGTTTCCTGAAAAGATATTTAACTGCTTTAATGAAGAGGCAATGGGGTCAGAATTTAATTAAATTTAGAGGAGTTAAACTTCCTGGTGGCATTGAACTAAATGGTAGAGAAATATATGAAGATGCTGAAAGAGAATTAGAAAATATCAGACAAAGAATGTCTATGGATTACGAACTTCCCCCTTACGATTTTATTGGTTAATAATGTCTCTTAATCCTTTTTTCTTACAAGGTTCTCCAGGAGAACAAAGACTTGTACAAGATTTAATCAATGAACAATTGAAAATTTATGGAATAGATGTCATCTATATTCCAAGAAAATTTGTAAGAAAACAAACTATCATTAAAGAAATACAATCATCAAAGTTTGATGATAATTTTGCTATTGAAGCATATGTTAATAGTTTTGATGGTTATGGTGGGCAAGGAGATATTCTCACAAAATTTGGAATGAGTTTAAGAGATGAATTAAGTTTAATCATTTCAAAAGAAAGGTTTGAAGATTTCATCTCTCCATTTTTAGAAGGAGAAAATTCTAATGAAATCGCTCTTTCATCTAGACCAAGAGAAGGAGATTTAGTATATTTTCCTTTAGGTCAAAGAATATTTGAAGTTAAATTTGTTGAGCACGAAGTAAACTTTTATCAATTAGGTAAATTATATGTTTACGAACTAAAATGCGAATTATTTGAATATGAAGATGAAGTTATTGATACTTCTATTCAAGAAATTGATACTCAAATTGAAGATCAAGGATATATTACGACTTTACAACTTATTGGTCAAGGTTTATTAGCAACAGCAACATCTACTATCAATACTGGGTATATTAGAGAAATATATTTAAATAATGATGGTTATGATTATACATCAACACCAACAGTAGCAATTACAACAGCACCTTATGGTGGTACTGATGCTTCTGCTGTTGCAATTACAACAAGTAGAGCAGGTGTTTACTCAATAGAATCGATTTTATTAACAAATGCTGGTGCTGGATATACAGTCACTCCGACTATTACGATAGTTGGAGGTGGCGGTTCTGGTGCAGCAGTTACTTGCTCTATCGAAACATCAAGGAGTGGAATTTCAAGGTTTGCAATTACAGGAAATGGCGCTGGTTATATTAATTCTCCTAGTGTAAGTATTACAGGTTCTGTTGGAACTGGTGAAACTGCAGTGGGTTTTGCTGTTGTTGGTGCAGGTCAATCTATCAGTTCAATCAGAATTATTAACCCAGGAGTTGGTTATACTATTGCACCAACAGTTACTATTGATCCACCTCCAGTATTATCTGGAATTGGTACATATCAGTTTAATGAAGAGGTATTTGGATCTCAATCAGGAACAAGAGGACGTGTTAAATCTTGGGATTATGATACTAAGGTTCTGAAAGTTTCACTGGTCGATAATGCGGCAACTAAGGGTTTTTACGCAGGGGAACTTATCGTTGGAGCAGCCTCTAGCGCCATATATTTACTTCAGTCTTTTGATACTTGGGATCAATATGATAAATACAGTGAAAATATCGAAATCGAAAATGCAGCTGATGGCATTGTAGATTTCTCAGAATCAAATCCATTTGGTACATTTTAATGCTAGGCACTTACTACTATCACGAAATTATTAGAAGAACAGTAATTGCCTTTGGCACAATGTTCAATGATATTTACATTAGACATAAAGATTCTACTGGTGATAGTATCAGTGAAATGAAAGTTCCTTTAGCATACGGTCCGATTCAAAAATTTCTTGCCAGAATAGAACAGCAACCAGAATTGAATAAACCAATTGCAATGACTTTGCCCAGGTTATCGTTTGAGATGACTTCAATTCAATATGACCCAACAAGAAAAGCAAATATTACTCAAACATTTAAAACTTGTGATGGTTCAAATTTAAAAAAAGTTTTTCTTCCAGTTCCATATAATATTGGGTTTCAATTAAATTTAATGACAAAACTTCAAGATGATGCTTTACAAGTAACTGAGCAAATTCTTCCATACTTTCAACCAGCATTTAATCTTACAGTTGACCTTGTAGATTCTATTGGAGAAAAAAGAGATATACCAATCATTTTAGATAATGTATCATTTACTGATGACTATGAAGGTGATTTCTCAACTAGAAGAATTTTAATTTATACATTTAATTTTACGGTTAAAACTTACTTGTTTGGTCCTGTTTCTGAGACAACAGATGGTCTGATTCGTAAGGTTCAGGTTGATATGTATGCAGATACAAACAGACAAACTGCAAAGCGTGAAATGAGATATACGGTTCAACCAGATCCTTATGATGCTGCACCAGATGATAATTTTGGTTTTGATGAGGAATGGTTATCATTTGATGATTCCAAGACTTATAGTCCAACACAACAAACTGATATTTAATATCTTATGAAAAACGATTATGATGGTCTAAATGATGCACTCAACATTGAAAGTAAAATTGTTGAGGTAGAAAAGAGTGTTGATAAATTGGATGTTGTTCCAATTCAAGATAAAGATATCAGAAAAGACTATGAGTATACTCGTGCTAATCTTTACTCTTTAATAGAGAAAGGTCAAGAAGCAATCAATGGCATTATGGAACTTGCCGGAGAAGGTGGAAGTCCTAGAGCTTATGAAGTTGCTGGACAACTTATCAAAAGTGTTGGTGATGTAACAGATAAACTTATTGATCTGCAAAAGAAATTAAAGGATGTAGAAGAAGATACTATAAAAACAACCAATAATGTTACCAATAACGCGGTATTTGTTGGTTCAACATCAGAACTTTCAAAATTACTCAAACAAGGTTTTCTAAATAATAAGGAGTAAGCTAATATTTTAATGAGTTGGTCTGACAAATATAAAAGATCAATTGATTGTGATAACCCACAAGGATTCTCACAAAAGGCTCATTGTGCTGCTCGCAAAAAAAGACAAAAAGGTGAGAAAACAAAGTCCAGATCTCCATTCAATGAAATGCACGAAGTAAAGTCCCATAAAACAGTTGAACAGATTGCAAAGAAGCATCGTCTTGAAGTTTCTTTTATAAAGCACCAACTTAAAATGGGAATTACAATTGAGCACGAACATACAAAAGATAAAGATCTTGCTACTGATATTGCTCTACAACATCTTGATGAGATTCCAGATTATTATACTCGTTTGAAAAAAATGGAATCTGATGCTAAAAAGCATCATAAAAAATTTAAGGATGTAAAGGAAGAAACTGCATCTGGTGATGAAGGACTTCGTGATTGGTTTGGAAAATCTAAATCATCCGATGGAAAAGCAGGATGGGTTCAATTAGGTGGTAAATGGGCAGGTAAGCCTTGTGCTCGTCATCCAGGTCAAACTTCTACGCCAAAATGTGGAAGTTCTAAAATGGCAGCAAATTTATCCGACGAGGAAGAAGAAAGAGCAAGAAGAAGAAAAAATAGACAAGACCCAAATCAACCAGAAAAAACTGGTGGTGCTAAACCAACAAATGTAAGAACAGAAGAAATGGATTTACAAGAAGTCAAAGACAAACCGGGTAAAGGCAGTGGAAAAAAAGATGCCTGTTACAATAAAGTAAAATCAAGATATAGTGTTTGGCCAAGTGCTTATGCATCAGGAGCACTTGTAAAATGTCGTAAGGTTGGTGCTGCTAATTGGGGCACAAAATCAGAAGATTGTTGGGATGGTTATAAGCAAGAAGGTATGAAAAAGAAAGGTAATAAAATAGTCCCAAATTGTGTGCCAGTAAAGGAGGAACAAACAATGATTAGATACTGTCCTAAGTGTAACAAAGATGAGACTCGTAATGAGTGCAAATATGGACCAAAATATTGGGATATGTTTTCGATTCCACCAGCATTAACTACCAATCAATTAAAATATAATATTGCCACAGTTCATCCTGGTAATTTTCCAGAATCATATGATCATGAGTATTCAATGGCTCGCTCAGAACTTTCAACTATTGTTTCTGCAGCAAAAAGACTTCGTAAAAAAATGAAAGGTGAGGGAAATATTGAAGCATGGGTTCAATCAAAAATTACAAAAGCAGCAGATTATCTTGATGCTGCAGCCGATTACGTCGATAGTGGTGAAATGAAAGAATCCAGTGAATTGAATGAAAACCCTATAATTGGTATGGGTATTCGTGCTGGTCTTGCTGCTGGTACTGCACTTGCTGGAAAAATGGTCCATGACAAAGCAAAAGAAACGGCAGAAAAAATTAAACAGAGAAATGATAAGCAACAACAGCAGATTAATCAAGTTTTAGGAGTTAAAGAATCAAAAACCTTCAGTCAGTTTATGGAAGACTGGCAAAAAGTCAATCGTCAAGATAAGACCGATGGATTAAGTCAGAAAGCGGTAGATGCTTATCGCCGTGAGAATCCAGGTTCAAAACTTCAAACGGCAGTAACTGAAAAGAATCCAACAGGTAAAAGGGCAGGTCGTCGTAAAAATTTTTGTAGTCGTATGTCTGGGATGAAGGATAAACTCACTTCTGCAAAAACTGCAAGAGACCCAGATTCAAGAATTAACAAAGCACTTCGTCGTTGGAACTGTAACTAAAATGAAATCTTTTCAACAGTTTATTTCAGAAAGCGTCAA